ACAAGTCGGCATCGGGACTTGAGGCGATTGACGTTATTGATGCGTTCACAGAGGACCTTGTCGGAGCAGAAGCAGTATGTACTTCGCAGGTTCTCAAATACACGCTTCGTTGGAAGCACAAGAACGGTCTTGAAGATTTAAGGAAAGCAGAGTGGTATTTGAACCGCTTAATCAAGAATCTTGAAAGGAGAAATAGTAATGAAGAAGTTTGCGCTGTTGAGTAAGGGTAAAGGACTTGCAAAGAAGGTTATATTCTCTGCTAAGAAGCATAGTCCTGAAATTTTGATGGTGACCGGTGTTGTTGGCACCGTTGCCAGTACGATTATGGCTTGTAGAGCCACTTTGAAAGTCAACGATATTTTGGACGAGACAAAAGAGAATCTCGATAAGATTCACGATTGTGCAAGTAACCCGAAGCTTGCTGAGAAGTACACGGAGCATGATGCGAAGAAAGACACGGCTATTGTGTATGTTCAGACGGGTCTTAAGTTTGTGAAGCTGTATGCGCCGGCAATCACCCTTGGCGTGCTGTCGATTGGAAGTATGGTAGCAAGCAATCATATTCTCAGAAAGCGTAACGCAGCTATGGCAGCAGCTTATGCAACTCTCGATTCCGCATTCAAGACATATCGCGGACGTGTTGTTGAGAGATTTGGTGAAGAAGTTGACAAGGAACTTAAGTACGGTGTTAAAGCCGTAGAAGTAAAGGAAAAAGAAGAGGGTGAAGACGGTAAGACTAAGACCGTTAAAAAGACTCTCAATGTTGTGGACCCTAATGACCCGAGCACTTTCAACGAGTATACTCGTATATTTGGACCCGGCAACCCGATTTGGCAGAAGGACCATATGTACAATCTGATGTTCCTGAGAGCACAGCAGTCATATTTCAACGACAAGCTCAGAGTTGATGGCATGGTATTCCTTAACGATGTGTATAAGGCTCTTGGTATCCCGATTTCTAAGGCCGGTCAGTATGTTGGTTGGGTTTATGACCCGAAGAACGAGAACGCTCAGGGCGACAACTACATCGACTTCGGTATCTATGAAGCATATGTTCCTTCCGATACGGTTGAAGGTAAGTTCGATAAGACGATTGTTCTCGACTTTAACGTAGATGGCAATATTCTTGCCAACATGTAATGGAGGTTATTATGGGTAATAAGTTCTCAAGCGCTGTCATATTTGTGGCAGGCGCTGCCGTTGGTTCTCTCGTAACTTGGAGAGTACTCAAGGCAAAGTATGAAAAGTTGACAGAGGAAGAAATTGAATCTGTCAAGGAAGCATTTTCGAAAAAAATCCCGGTGGTGAAAACTGAGGAAACAAAACCAAACGACCTTGCAGACAAGGCAACCCATAAGCCAGATATTATGACTTATGCAAACGAATTGAAGAAGCATGGTTATGTTGACTATTCCGGTAGTCAGGACACAGACGAAGTAGAAGAGGACAACGATGACGAATTTGGTCCGGTGGTTATATCTCCGGATCAGTTCGGTGAAGACAACGGATTTTCCAAAATCTCGTTTACATATTATGCGGACGGCGTTCTTGCAGATGATGTAGACGAAGAGATTGATGACATCGACAGTATGATTGGGTTGGACTCACTTGACCATTTCGGCGAGTACGAGGAAGACGCTCTGTATGTCAGAGATGCTGAAAAGCACTGCGACTATGAGATTCTCAAGGATCTAAGGACTTATGCAGATGTAGTAGGTGAGAAGCCGTATCTTCGTCGTCAGACGGAGGAGTAATGACAAAGGAAGAGATGCGTAAGCGATATTTCGATTGGATGTGCGATTTGGTGTATAACCCGCGATATTTCAAACGAGTATCTTATAGCAAGTTGTTTGAACTTCTTGCCAATACAGAGTTTGTCTATATTCTTGACATGGACGGTAACCGGTTTGAAGACGGTATTAGTCTGAGGTATCGGTTTGGCTACGAGTGTAACATCGACCAGAGGAGCGTTGCATTATATTTAGACAACGAACCTTGTAGTGTGCTTGAGATGCTTGTAGCCTTGTCTCTCCGTTGTGAAGAGCATATTATGGACGATCCAGAAGTGGGTAACAGGACCGGTCAGTGGTTTTGGAACATGATTGTGACACTCGGTCTTGGGCCCATGACAGACGAGAAGTTCGACGAAGAAAAAGCAAGCGATATTTTAACAACGTTTTTGAACAGGCAGTATGCCCCAGACGGAGAAGGCGGTTTGTTTAGAATCCAGAACTGTCCTGTAGATCTTAGAGAAATCGAGATCTGGTATCAGATGATGTGGTACCTCAATGGGGTTTAACACGAAAGGAGAAACAACATGGATGAAGTACATGTAATTGGTCATATTTTTGGACAGCTTGAAAACCAGGACAATGCGATTCGTCATATTTTCAAGTCGATGAAGAGAATGCAGAAAGTCGACAAGAGAATGGGTGTTGTGACCGGCATTGTGTTTGGATGCTTATATATTATGGATCGCAAGGTTCGTGAAACTAATCACAAGATTGATATTCTCTACAGAAAGATTAAGAAGTTAGAAGAAAAAGACCAGGAGGAGTAAATTTCGATGGTTGACTTTCTCATGATTTCAACACGTCCTACGAAGCGTGGTGTAATAGAAATCTATCCGAAGTTTATCATCAAGAAAAGCTCCGATCTAATGATCCGAGGCGGGGATTTTTATGCTATATGGCTTGAAGAGAAGGGTTTGTGGTCTACTGACGAGCAAGATGCGTTGCAACTCATAGACCGTGAACTTGACAAGTACGCAGAAGAAAACCGTTCCCGCTTGGATTCAAACATTAGAGTAATGCATCTTTGGGACGCAGAAACTCGAATGATTGAGCAGTGGCATCGATATTGTCAGAAAGACATGCGAGATAACTTCCACATGCTTGACGAGAAACTCATATTTTCCAACATGGAGACAAACAAGAAAGACTATGCGAGCAAGCGCTTGTCATATCCTCTCGAGACTGGAGACCTTACTGCGTACGACCATCTTATGTCTACGTTATATTCTGAGGAAGAGCGTAGAAAGATTGAATGGGCGATTGGTTCGATTGTTTCTGGAGACTCGAAGAAAATTCAGAAGTTTCTTGTCTTGTATGGTGCTGCGGGAACTGGTAAGTCAACGGTTCTCAACATCATTCAGCAGTTGTTCGAAGGATATTACTCGGTGTTTGACGCAAAGAGTCTCGGTTCATCTAACAACTCTTTTGCATTAGAGGCATTTAAAGGTAATCCTCTGGTTGCTATTCAGCATGATGGTGACTTGTCAAGAATCGAGGACAATACCAGATTGAATAGTTTAGTATCTCACGAATTGATGACGGTTAACGAAAAGTTCAAATCGACATATTCTAACCGGTTTAAGTGTTTCTTATTCATGGGTACAAACAAACCGGTAAAGATTACGGACGCTAAGTCTGGTTTGATCCGAAGATTGATTGACGTTTCTCCTTCCGGTGAGAAGCTCGATCCGAAGGATTACAAAAAGACAGTAAAGCAAATCGGATTTGAATTGGGGGCAATTGCTCAGCATTGTAAGGATGTATATTTGGAAGACACTGGTGCGTACGACGACTATATTCCTATGACAATGTTGGGGGCTTCGAACGATTTCTACAACTTCATCATTGATTCGTATCACGTGTTTAAAAAAGAAGATGGTACGTCATTGCAGACGGCTTGGACAATGTATACCGCATATTGTCAGGAAGCAAAAGTCACATATCCATTCTCACAGCGCATATTTAAAGAAGAGTTGAAAAACTACTTCCGAGATTACAAAGACAGGTTCAACCTTGACGATGGCAAGAGAGTACGCAGTTACTACTCAGGATTCCGCACCGAAAAGTTTGAAGACCACACTGTTAAGAAAGAGACAAAACCGAAAACCAAAGAGTGGCTCATATTTGAGGAGCAGGAATCTATATTTGACAAAGAGTGTAAGGACTGCCTTGCTCAGTATGCCTCATCTAAAGAGACACCTTCAAAGAAGTGGGAGTCGGTTAAGACGACATTGGAAGCTTTGGACACTCACAAGTTGCATTATGTGAAAGTCCCTGAGTACCACATCGTTGCAGACTTTGATATTCCTGATGAGGCCGGTAATAAAAGCTTCGAGAAGAACTATGAAGAAGCGATTAAGTGGAAACCGACCTATGCGGAGCTTAGTAAGTCTGGAGCAGGCATCCACCTGCACTATATTTACAAGGGCGACCCGTCTAAGCTGAGTCGCATATTTGATGACCACATTGAGATTAAAGTGTTCTCAGGCAATAGCGCACTACGTAGAAAGCTTACAAAGTGTAACAACTTGCCTATTGCTACTATTAGCTCTGGATTGCCACTGAAAGGAGAAAAGATGGTAAGTCAGGATGTTATTAAGAGCGAGAAAGGGCTTAGAACACTTATTAAAAGGAATCTTAACAAAGAGATTCATCCGGGTACTAAGCCCAGTATCGACTTTATTTACAAGATCCTAGAGGATGCATATTCTAGTGATCTTAAGTACGACGTGACCGACATGCGTAATGCAGTGCTTGCTTTCGCTGCTGGCAGCACTCATCAGGCAGATTATTGTATCAAGTTAATAAACAAGATGCAGTTCAAGTCTGCTGAGCCTTCTGAAGCAGTTAAGAACGACGATTCAAAACTTGTGTTCTATGATATTGAGGTATTCCCGAACCTGTTCCTTGTAAACTGGAAGATTGAGGGCGAAGGAAAGCCAGTTGTCAGAATGATTAATCCGACTCCTGAAGAGATTGAGGAGTTGGTTAAGTTCAGACTCGTTGGGTTTAACTGTCGAAGGTACGACAATCATATTTTGTATGCCCGCCTTATGGGGTATACGAACGAGCAGCTCTACAAGTTGTCACAGAAGATTATATCCGGAAGCGCCAATTGCTTCTTTAGTGAAGCCTATAACATCTCTTATACGGACGTCTATGACTTCGCTTCTGCGGGTAACAAGATGAGTCTTAAGAAACTCGAGATTAGAATGGGTATCCACCACCAGGAACTCGGTTTGCCTTGGGACAAGCCTGTACCTGAAGAACTTTGGACGAAGGTTGCAGAGTATTGTGACAACGACGTTATTGCAACTGAGGCGGCATTCAATTTCTTGAAGGGTGACTGGGTAGCAAGACAGATTCTTGCAGATTTAGCAGGAATGACGGTTAACGACACGACAAACACTCTCACACAGAGATTCATATTTGGGAAAGAGAAAAACCCTCAGAGTCAGTTCAACTACAGAAACCTTGCTGAACCGGTTAGTGAACTCGACTTCGATACTTATAATTTCCTTAAAGATGCTTGTCCTGAGATGATGGCAGAGCCTCACGGAGAAGCAAGCAGTCTGTTGCCATATTTTCCTGGGTATAAGTACGATGCAGGAGTTTCTACCTACCGTGGAGAAGAAGTCGGAGAGGGTGGTTATGTATATTCTGAACCGGGTATGTATGGCAATGTAGCACTCTTGGATGTTTCTTCTATGCATCCTCACAGCGCAATTGCTGAGGTGTTATTTGGTGTTAAGTTCACTACGGCATTTAGGGATATTGTAGAAGGCCGAGTAAGCATTAAGCATCAAGCATGGGACGTTGTCAACAAGATGCTGGATGGCAAGTTGACTCCATATATTCAGAAAGTCATCGACGGAGAGATGAGTGCCAAGGATTTGGCGAACGCTCTGAAGACGGCTATCAATGCTGTATACGGACAGACTTGCGCGAACTTCGAAAACCCGTTCAGAGACCCTCGTAATAAAGACAACATCGTTGCTAAGCGTGGTGCGTTATTCATGATTGATCTCAAGCACGAGGTTCAGAAGCGTGGCTTCACTGTTGCTCATATTAAGACAGACTCGATTAAGATTCCGGACGCAACTCCTGAGATTATTGAGTTTGTTATGAACTTCGGTAAGCGCTATGGTTACACATTTGAACACGAGGCTACGTACGAGCGCATGTGCTTGGTTAACGACGCAGTTTATATTGCCAAGTATGCGGTCGGAGACCACGAGTATGAACTGTCTACTGGAGAGAAGATTATGACTCCTTGGACAGCCACAGGTACTCAGTTCCAGATTCCGTACGTATTCAAGACCTTATTCTCGAAGTCCAAGATTAAGTTCGAAGACCTCTGCGAGACTAAGTCTGTAAGCAGCTCGTTATATTTGGATTTGAATGAAGAGTTGCCTCAGCTTTCTGCGGACGAAGAAAGAGAGCTTGAGAAACTCGACAAAGCTTGGAACAACCTTGCAGGCGGCGCATCCGCAGAAGAGTTGGCTAAAAAGAGAGGAATGACTCTTGAGCAGCTCGGAGATCGTTACGAGGAACTTGTTGCGAAAGAAGCCGCTTCTCACAGTTACCACTTCATTGGTAAAGTCGGTCAGTTCTGTCCGATGAAACCTAAAGCAGGTGGCGGATATTTGATGCGTGAGAAAGACGGCAAGTACTATGCTGCGACGGGCTCTAAAGGCTACAGATGGCTTGAATCTGAAATGGTAAAAAATCTCGGGAAGGAAAATCTGGTAGACAAGACATATTACAAGAATCTTGTAGACGAGGCTGTTACGACCATTTCTGAGTATGGTAACTTTGAATGGTTTGTATCGGAAGACCCTTATATTCCTGAGAAAAAGCCTAAGAAAGCCAAAGTCGATATTCCACCGTGGGAACTCCCTTGTGGTGGCAAATACAAGACTTGCTACGATTGTCCAAACTTTAACAACGATAAGTTCCATATGGATTGCGGTAAGGGGTTTGATATTTCAGACCTCTTACTTCAACACACCTAACATTTGAAAGGAGAATTAACAATGGCATACAAAGCCGTAGACGACATCATTATTGAGGATGCCAGAATCATGTTTCGTAACTTTGCCGGAAAGGAGTCTAAATACAATCGTGAGGGCAGTAGAAATTTCTGTGTAGTGATTGACGACCCTGAGCAGGCACAGAAACTTTGCGATGACGGATGGAACGTCCGTATCCTTGCTCCGAGAGATGAGGACGAAGAGCCTCGTCATTATATTCAAGTAGCAGTAAGTTTCTCTAACATTCCGCCTAAGGTGTTCTTGGTTTCAAGACACACCAAGACGCAGTTGGATGAGGACTCGATTGATGTTCTCGATTACGCTGATATTCGTAATGTGGACATCACAATCAGACCTTACAGCTGGGAAGTTAAAGATAAGAACGGAGTTAAGACCGGAATCAAGGCATATTTGAAAACGATGTATGTAACCATCGAGGAAGATGAGTTCGCTGATAAGTACGCTGCGTACGAGGGTCCGGACGAACCGCCGATGAGGTAAGAATTGTTGAGAGGGTTGGCTGTTAAAGGCTGGCCCTCTTTATATTTGAAAGGAGAACCGTAATGGCTGGGATTAGTCTGTATCCTTATCAAATCGAAGCCATTAAAAACATGAAAAACGGCTGTATTCTTTGCGGTGGCGTTGGCAGCGGTAAGTCTCGTACGTCTCTTGCTTACTATTATATTCTCAATGGCGGTAAGTTAGAGACCAAAGATTATGTGTACATGCGTGAAAAGCCAATGGATCTCTACATCATCACCACAGCTCGTAAGCGTGACACTCTCGAATGGGAAGGCGAACTGACATATTTTCTAATGTCAAAAGATCCGAAAGCAACTCCTTATAAACACAAGATTGTAATCGACTCTTGGAACAACATTAAGAAGTATGCAGCGGTTAAAGACGCTTTCTTTATATTTGATGAGGACCGTGTTACAGGCAAAGGTGTTTGGGTAAAGTCGTTCTTAAAGATTGCTCGGGTTAATAAGTGGATTATTCTGTCTGCAACTCCCGGAGACACATGGCAGGATTATATTCCGGTGTTTGTCGCAAACGGGTTTTACAAAAACAGATCAGAATTCACACGCGAGCATATTGTCTATCAGCAATTCTCTAAATTCCCAAAGATTGACCGATATTTGAACACAGGTCGATTAATCCGTCTGCGAAACTCCATACTCGTTAACATGGACTTCGAACGCCAGACAGAGTCTCACCATGTCGATATTTACACTACGTACGACATCTCTCAATACAAGTCAATCTCTCGTGACAGATGGGATATTTGGAAAGACCAGCCTCTTGAGAACGCAAGTGACTATTGTCAAGCATTAAGACGAGTTGTGAACTCTTCTCCGTCAAGACAGTTAGCAGTGTTGGAGATTTTCGAGAAACACCCCAGAGTAATCATATTCTACAACTACGATTACGAACTCGAGATTCTCCGTAACATCTACTATGGTAAGGACGTTGAGATTGCGGAATGGAATGGTCACAAGCATCAGCCAATACCTGAGAGTGAGAAGTGGG